TGTTGTTGTTAGCCCTGTTATTGTTGGCCTTGTTATTGTTGGCCTTATTCTTTTTGGTGTTGTTGTTATTACCGCGATTGAGATTTTTACGCGATTTGACGAATGTATTAACACGATTGACATAGTTAAGGGAGGAGTTTGTGTTGCTATGTTTTTCAATAATTGTACGATGTTCTTCTAAAAAGTTAAGGGCTGCCTTCCACGAGTTCTTATCCGGGTCGTTAGCATTCAAATTATTGGCCTTTTTCCTAATAACAGGTATAACATCATTTAATTCTTGTAGAGCACTGTTAAAACGACTGTTATTAACCATTCTAATAATAACGCATAATTTTTAACCCATCAGGAAACTTCCCATTCTAATACATTTGCCAATTTGTCTCGTAAATCACCTTCACGAATACGACGATTCAACTCGGTCAGCAAAGCACGTTTTTCAACATTAGACTGGCGAATACGTATCATCGCATCATCAAACTTAAACCAACCAATATCGCCTATTTCTCGTTTCATTATATGATTATTCGGCTGAATAGTTGCGATTATGTTAGGTTTACAGCATGATATGAAATAAGTCTGTTTATATGGAATATTATTGGTACCTACATATTCTTCTACAAGCGGCGGTTCGTCTAGTAATGTAAGAAACTTAGACTGAATACCGGTCTCCTCTTTGAACTCTCGTAATGCGCAATCATGCTCTTTTTCTTTTGAGGCTCGACGACCTTTAGGAAATCCCCATTCTGCTTCGGTAAAATGCTCGGTTGCGGTTTCAATATAAGACGCGAGAGTCTTACCGTTGCAATCGCCGGTATTTTTGAGATTTTCAAAGTTGCGACGAGCATTTTCAAACTCTGTACGAAACTGTCGGGTATTTTGACCATTCCATAGATCGGACCATAGTTTTTCAAACGGTTTCAATAACAATCGTCCCCTCTCTTCGACAGTCATTCCGTTGATCAGAAGTTTAATGTATTCCAGTCGGTCTAGTTTGTATTTGCCCCGTAGAAACTCCATATAACAAAGCGAATCTCTTCGCCGCACAAGGAGATAATGAGGGATTCCGTCCATAATTTTTATTGCGCATATGCCAAATGACATTACCGGTTCTGTACAGTCCCGGAATGTATGGCCGTATTTACCACAGTTTAAGCACTCCATTAGATTGGAGCACCAACTTTTTTTAAATATTCAAACCCACATCACTGCGTCATTCAGTCTTCAACTGAATCCGTTAAAATAGTAGAGTATGTCCAACGACCAACCAACAAAGTTAGAACTTCCAGAGAATATGAAGGGCGCACCTGCACCAAAACAGGACGAGTTTCCACCAATTGGAATGGGTCCAGCAGTATGGGGACCTATTTTCTGGCGAACAATGCATCTTGTTACAATCGGGTATCCCGCCTTTCCATCAAAAGATGAACAGATAGCAGCGGTCGCATTTTTCGATTCTCTTCAATTTATGATTCCTTGTCCGATATGTAAGGAACACTATAAAGATAATTTGAAAAACTTTCCTGTAACAGATGCTGTAGAAAACAAACAGAAACTTATTCGTTGGCTTTTTGACTTACATAATACAATCAATACTCAATTGGGAAAACCGGCAATTTCATGGCGCGAGTTTGTATATTCAATTGCGGAATTGGCGGTTCTTCCTAAATTTTCGTTCACCGACGCAATCAACGCCCAAAGACCCTCAATGATGCCAAATACACAATCGTTGCTATTTTTGGTAGCAGGGATTGGGTTAGGTGCGGCCGGTTATTACGCTTATAAACATTTTTTGAACGGCAAATATTAATTACAGCCGTCTAGCGCATACATTTCATCATCTGGTTGAAAAGTCATCCAAGTGAAGAGAGTTGCTAGTATTGGATTGGTTAATTCGAAATCGATGATTGGTAAAAGTCCGTAGAATTTGGGTCGTTTGCCCTGATATGCCCAACGCCATAATAGTACATATGGTATAACAACAAAGAAGAAGACACCACCATAAATTGCGTAAAATATACGATATGGCAAATCACGATATACGTTTAGATTTGTTGCTAACGATGCGCCGAATAAGATAAGTGCGATCAATACGAAAACTTTAACAATTTTAAGAGTTACATCGGCGGCACGTTTGAACAGACGATTGACACTGAACTTGTTCATATCTTCGGGCTCAGGAGGAGCACCACTCAAATCAACCGTAGGCAAAGCAGGTTTAGGAACTTCAGGAACAGCGATCTCTTCGGCTGGTTCCTCCTTTGCTTGCTCCTGCTGCTGCTTAGCAAACTCCTCAGCATCGGGATTATATGTCGCTTTATGAAGTTGATAATTGATAGTGTTTTTGAGTTGTTTTATCAAAACATTCTCTTCATGGCCTAGAAGCCAGTTCATTCCCTATTGTTTCCGCCTAATGTTATTTATTACCAACGACGCAGATTATGGCGCTAAAAGAGCACCACTGAGTGGACTCATAACACGTCCATCGTGTGGCGAAACGACACCGGCGGGCATAGCGTTACCCATCTGAAGTTCGCAATCTTGTTGGGAGTTGAAGACACGTGTGCGGTCACAGGAGGCAGCGGATGGAACTTTTACACAATATCGGCCGGTCAAGTCTTCACCGATGAAACACCAGGCGACCGGTGGTGGCGATGGACTAGCCATGGGAGTGGGAGACGGTGGTGGCGGAGGAGCGGATAACTGAACCGGACTTGGTACATCGTTCAAGTTACCAAGCGAACCAAGGGAGGGCGAATCACGAAAGCGGTCTAACCAGTCCCATATGAATGAGTTCGCTTTAGCCCGTTGGTCCCACCATGGGCTTTCATGAAGTTGGTAGTGATGATAAGCGACGACCGCCCCGACAACTAAAATAATAACCACGATCACTACACCGAGCAGAGTAAAAGAAGAATATGTAGGGACAACGTCGGTACCCGTGAAAAGAGAATTAGGATTAATATTGGCAGACATATAGCCTCTAAACTAGCGTGCGTCTTTTAGTGCTTAGGAATTATCCTTACCCGATTAGATATGCCGGGCGGCTTACTATCATTGGTCTGTTACGGAAACGAAAATATTATTTTGAATGGAAATCCGCAGACGACGAATTTCTATAAGTCGTTTGAGCGTTATACACATTTCTCCCAGGAACCAATTCAAGTTACAGTAGATGGACCAAATTTACTGCTCACCGATGCACCGATCCTGTTGAAAGCAAAAATTCCTCGGCAGGGTGATTTGTTGAGTGATTTAGTATTGCGATTTGAATTACCCGATATTTTTAGTAAAGCGTACTTGAGACCGGCAGTAGACCAAAACGGCAATCCCATTTTGGATGCAAACGGTAACCAGGAGACCACCATTGACCGTGTGTATGAATTCGCCTGGGTCAGACAAATCGGTGTTCGTATGATTGAAACGGTAACATTTACTGTTGGTGGTCAACAGATTCAACAATTTAATAGTGATTGGATTTCCGCACGCGCCATGTTAGATTACGATAGTGATACGTATAATAAATGGCGTGTGATGATTGGAGACGTACCGGAATGTTTTGACCCCGCAGCGGGTGTTTACGCCGATCCAAGCGTCCCATTAGGCCAAGGTTATCCGAACGTTATAGCATGGCGTGGCACCAACTACAATCCATTTCCGAATCAGAATAACTCCCCTTCCATTCCTGGCCGTATAATTCGTGTCCCGCTGGGTCTCTGGTTCAGCGATTTCACTGCCAATTCTCTTCCATTAGTCGGCCTTCAATACCACGATTGCGAAATCACAATTCAGATGCGCCCTATTCGCGACTTATACACTATTCTTGATTTGTCAGGAGCACGAGTACGCCCAGGAGTCCAGACACTCGCACCAAACTATTTACCAGACGGAACCTCTACCGACTTATATACACAGATTTGGAATCAAAAACTCTACGGCAATATTCCGCTCAATATGACCAATTTGTACGGAGGAAGCACCGATTTGAGCGGGTCTATGAAGTTCTTTTTGACCGATATTTCTG